CTCGCCAGCCCTGAACTTGCGTAGAGAAGCTCGCCTCTCCATGACGGGGGGGTCGCTCATCGCTGTGCAGTCGGTTGTCCCAGCCGGGCATGAACAGCCCCTCTTGGCTGAGTTCATCCGTCCCCGCCATCACGAGGCCCACGCTGTCCCGAGGCACCGGCCGGCCGTGCGCGGCCACGTAGGTGCCGCGTTGTACATCCGGACGCGTCTGCCCCAGCCCTTCATCGGGCTCTCGCACCAGACGCTTCTCAGGCGGGGAGCCTTCCCCGAGGGGAAGCCTCGTGCCCTCCCTGGGTAGAAGCACGCTGTAGCGAGTGTCACCTCGGAGGTCATGCCCCCGAATCAACGCGAGAGCGCCCTGCGTGTTTTCCACGCGAGCAGGAGCAGCTAACGCCCAGGAGCCAGCAGATCGTGCGGGGTTCACGGCCTCCCCGAAGCCAACGGCAGCCTCCGCGAGGCTTTCTCCGCGGGTGGCCACGTCCTCGTCCGGCCAGAAGAAGGGTCCTTGCAGGTCTCCCGGGGCGGCCACCTGGATTCGACCCTGCGAGTCCGGCGGGAGCACCATGACCCACAGCGCCCGGTGAGGAGCGAGTCGATCCTTGGTGTGGTGGCGAAGCGGAACCAGCGCTTCGCTGGGGCCGAGCAGCCAGCTCATATGCTTTCTCCGGTGATCAAGGTGCGGTGCACCCTCTGACGGACCAGCGGTGGCAAGAGCAACAACGCGTCCACCGGCGGCACTCGATCGGTAGCCACGTACTCAGTCTCATGTACCTTTCCGAAAGAGACCGTCAGACGTGTTACGTTGCCTGCTAGTTGGTCCGTGTCGGGGTCGAACCCGGGCCTCGACAAGCGTCCTGCCACCCGGTCAGCCCAACTGAAGAACGCACGGAAAGCCTCCGCTCTAGCGAGCGCGACCAGGATCCCCTCGTTCTGCAGGGTGAGCCCCTGAAGAACGAGCTCGTTGTTGTCCCCCACCTGAAGTTCACTCTGGTCCATCCGCCAGACGTACCGAGCAAACTCCCTCGAGTACAGCTGGTGAGCGACTCGCTTGACGTCGGGCAAGGTCAGCCCGTGAGCCTTGGCGTCGGTCTCAACCTCCAAGTACCGCTCACTGGAGTTTGGTGAGGAAAGGGTGACGTTGAGCAGGATGGCCAAGTTGAACGTCGGGCTCAGCTTCGCACTTCCGATATACCCGGGCAGGGGTGAGCCAGGGATGCCTACCCGAAGCGGGTTCACCAGGGTACCGTAGTGGTACGCAGCGATCGCGTGATAAGGGTCGGTACGGAACACGAGCTCGATGATGCCGAGCGCCCCGTCCTTCATGACCGCGTCGACGGGGGCCACCGAAGCGTCCGCCAGCTTGTCGGGGAAAGGAAGGTTGTAGGTGAAGAGGCGGGAGGCCGGATCTGCTACGGTAGGCCGGATCCCGAGGGGTTGGATCGCGTAGTCCATCCACACGGGCGAGGGCTGCGGCTCTCCAGACTCTGGGTCTACGAAGCTCAGCGCGGTAAGCTCCCACGTGTCCACGTTGTGAAGCAACGTGGGCGGGAGTCGCCAAAACCGCCGCAGGGAGTTGGCGGCCACGGAGAGCCGGTTCAACTGCACCGGGTCATAGCTGCCTGGAAGCCGGTGGTTGAGGGCGAACCGGTGTAGGAGGTGCGGGCTCATCGCGGTCTCGAGAAGCTTGGGGTAGGTCAAGTCCTCCCCGCCCGCCCAACCTTCATCGTTCCACGCAGAGAGGGCATCAACGATCTTCACCCACTGCCCTCTCCACCGGAGGCCTAGCTTAGGAACAGTCACAGTGTCCGGTAGCTGAATCACCTCTTCGAGAGAGAGGCCCTCACGAGTGGTTGTACCAGAGGTGCTCTGCACCAGCACTTCGTGCTTCTTCACGAAGCGAGTCACGTAGTGGCTTGGTCGAGCTCGCCGAAGGTCCTGAGGAGACGCGTATCCGGCGAGTTGATAGCCGCCGAGCCCGTCTGGGAAGGGGGCGTCCTTGAGGGTGTACACGTAAAACGCGCCCGAGGGGACCACGGTGTACGCGCAGTGGTTCAACGCACAGAACCTGGCCAGCACCTGAAGGAAGCCCTCCTCGAGGACCCGGTCATCGAAGAGAGGGTAGTTTAGGTCTTGAACTCTGGGGCTCAACCGCCCCACAAGGGTCGGGAGACGATCCTTCAGGCTGGTTACGCGGGCAAAAGCCTCCCCACTGAGGAGCCACATGATCGCGGTAAACGCGGTCCAGGGAACGCCGTCGATCCGCGCCCGAAGCCCGTAGGGAGCGGCGAAGAAGGGCCCGCTAGGGTCCTTCAGGGTACCTGCTCGGTACTTCTGGTCCGCGATCTGGATGAAGTCTTCTGCTCGCTGTACCGTCGCGAAGTTCGGGATGTTCAGCTCATCCACCCGCTTGGGCACGTTGAACTGCCCGGTCACCCGCACGTCCTGGTAGAGCCAGCGAACGTCGCTGAGCGACCACCTAGCTTCCGTGGGGCTGAACTGCACCCGCTTGGTGAGGTAGAGGTTCTTCCAGGAGACCGTGTGCTTTCTGGCCCGAGTTCCGCTCTCGATAGTGGTCTCGAAAGATAGCTCCACGGGGTTTGTCAACTCACGGAGCTTCTCGTCAATCGCCAGGGTGACAACGAACTGAGCCTCAGGGACCTCGGGTCCTGGCACGTACGGCCAGGTGAACGGGACGGAGCCCTCCTCGAGGGGCACGTCGTTGAGGGTAAGTTTCATCGCTGTTGCACCGTCAGGTCCGTGGCCTGCGTCACCTTGACCTCACCCAGGGTGGAGGTGGGCAAAACCACCGCGGACTTGTTGGAGACCCACAGCTTCTGCACGGAGCTCCTGGACTCCACTACGGTCTGGATCTGTCCGCCGCTGTCTGGCATGCGTCCGTGGTGCACCTTCATGAAGCTGAACCCGCCCTCGAGTCGTATCCAGCGACCTGCCGGGGCTGCACCAAACTTCGCTGGCGGCGGCGGCGGGTCAACGTCGGCGGCGTCGAAGGCCACCTCGGGCTGTAGGGTGCGCTCCTCGCGGATCAGTGAGATCGTCGCGAGGACCTCAGGGCCGGTGGCTCGAAAGAGGTGGTACTGGTTCTTCTCCCCGGAGAGCACCAGCCTCCGTTCCAGCCCCTCGTTGAACGAGTAGTGCACGGTCTCGTCGTGCCGGATCACTCGGTTGCCACGGAGGGCAAACCAGAGCTGGTAGGAGCCCGAGACGGACATCGTGACCGGGTCAACTTGGAAGGACTCGCTCTTGATGGTGACGGGGCCACCGAAGTACGCCGCAGCCTTACCGATGAGGGTACTCCGGAGCGCTATCCACTTGGCGGCCAACTGGGCCTCGGTGGCGCTCTTCTTCACGAAGGCAAAGTAGTTCACCGCGCCCATGACCTCAGCGATCGCGCCAGTCGAGAGCCCGTGTTTCCAGGTTCCAAACCTCGTGAACGTGATCTTCTCGCCAAGGATGACTGAGTCAGCGACCGAGTAGCTCCGCTCCCGGAACGTGGCCGAGAAGACCAGCTCCGCGCTCTCTCCGTCTCGAGTAAACGAGGGCGGATCTACCTCCTCCCAGGTGACCGCACCGTCCACCGCGGTCTTAGTGGCGTTCGCCCACGTAACGAAGTCAGCGGTGAACTTATCCTCCGCGTCTTCGCCAGCGTCGTCGGTGTGGTACATGCCCTTGAGAGCGAGGAGCTTGAGATCCGCGGGGGTCTGCGTGACCTCCACGCTCTCTCGACGCCGAAAGGTGTAGCTGGACGCGGTGATGACCACCGAGAGCCCGCCCGAGATCTCCCCCGTATCCTCCTGAAGGGTGAGGGTCTCCTCTTCTGGCGTGGCTACGTCCACGTCCCACGTGGTCTCAACCATCGTGAGCAGAGCGTCCCGCACCGCCTCGAGCTTCTCCGCGTGGTCCGCGTAGACCACCGCACTTATGTCCAGGTGCCCCCTGTAGTCCACGTGCACCACGCGGCGCTGAGCGTTCTTGACGCGTCCTCGCTGAAGCGTCATTCGCACGGACTCGTTCTTCACGTCTGCCACCCCGGTGGTGGTTCGTACCTGACGGTACGTGGCGGTAAAGGTGAGGGTGTGCTTTTCACGATCGTGCGTGGCTGGCCCTTCCGAGACCAGCTGCCAGTTCGCCGTCCCGTCCAGCGCTGTGAGCTCCGCCGTGGCGTAGGCGGTGAAGAGTGAGTTGTACTTCGCTCGCGCAGTCACGCCCGACCCGTACGTGTACTCACCAGTGATGATCGCCTGCTTGAGCCGCCCCGCAGAGAACGTGAGACCGGTGGTGGCGGTCCTCAGGAACGAGGTGCTGGAGGCGGGCCCCCGCCAGGTGATCGTGAACTCCCACAGGAGGGTCCGGTCACTATCCGCCTCCTGATCCCCGGGCGCGCGAAGCTCCGTGACAACGTTGCCCACGCTCGTGAGCTGGACTCCCTGGAAGGTCTGCCCCGAGCTCGCTACCACGAGCGTGAAGTTCGCGCTTGGCGGAGTGAGCGCTGCTACCATAGCGTCCTCGGCGGTCTTGTAGTTCGCCGGGGTGCTACCCTGCAGGATGAACCGGCACCTGATCGAGAAGGTACCGTCGTACTTGCGGGTGAACGTCTCCGTGCCGTACGGCAAGGTAGCGGCGTTGGCGCCGCCAATCTCATAGCCATTATAAGAGAGGGAAAACGGGTGCGCCACGCCTTAGCCTCCCACCGGGAGCACCCCGTCCCGATTCGCCTGGTCAACGCTGGCCTGCATGAATCGTCGATGAGCCAACATACGCTGCCGTCGCTCGATCAAGTCCAGGTAGATCTGCTTGTAGTACTCAGCGCTGACTCGATCCACGGTGACCCCGGAGGCACCCATAGTCTCCGCCCACGCCATCGCCTCTTGTTCCGCAGTGCCACCGACGTACTCTTCTGCCTGGTGCGCCGCGCGGATCTCCGCCCGCTTCTCCCTGGTGAACGGGTTGCCTACACGGAGGCTCTCCGCGTACCCCAGCAACACCTCCTGCCAGTGCCGCTGCTTGGTCGCCTCGGTGGCCATGGTGTCCATCTGGATCTTGTCGTAGGTGTCCCGGAGCTGGAACGCCTCTTGTGCCACCATGCCTATCACCTGTGCAGCGGCGGCCGGGCCGGATATCGTTGAACTCGCTGGAAGACCAGCGGCGCCTCCGCTCCCCTTAGCGTGAGGAACCCCTGCTGGCATGGGCGCACCGGGAGCCCCGGGACCAACTCCGCCGCCCGCGCCCGCGAACCCAGCGCTCACTCCCTGAGCCACAGCCTGGCTCAACGCTTGGAAGAACCCCGCGGGTAGCCCGGTGAGGCCCGGGGCAGCCCCCGGAGCAGCCCCCGGAGCAGCTGTCTCGGCGTCTCGCTGAAGATCGTCGAGCGCCCGCTCCGCCTGGGAGGTGTCAGCGACAAACTCGATCGCGAGCCGCCGGTTGACATCGCCTTGAGCGCTCATAGCTCCTCCGCGGTCAGCTCAGCCCGCCATACCACCTGCCGTGAGCAGATGAACTGGGGCCCGTTGGTCAGGGTCGGGCCAGGACGAGAGACCGCCGCTGCGAAGAACCGCACTCCGTTGACGAGGGTCCTCGAAGAGAGGGTCTCCCGTACTCGTCGAACGAGCGTCTCGAGCTCATCGAGGGCGTCTTCCGAGTGCGGTCCGTTCTCATGCATGATGAACAGCGTTACGCTGCAGGTCAACCGAAGCAGAGTAGGGTGCTCCGCGTGAGGCTCTTCCCCACCTAGAGAGAGCACCGCCGCGGGAAACATGAGCTCATCGAGCCGAACGTCCTCCCCGCTCACCGCGAGCACCACACTCTCCGCTGCGAAGACCTGGACCGCGCTGTCATTGACCAGCGCCCGCAGCGCGGTCTGGAGCACCCGCAGTAGCTGGAGCGGGCTCATAGCGTCACGCTATCGATCGGAGCTGGACCGGTGTACACTCGGCCGGTGCTGTCCTCGAGCCCCTCCCACTCGACCTCGAGGAGGGTGCGCTCTTGCCTACGGTGAACGCTCGGGCTCAACACCTTGGGTACCGCGTTCCAGAGCACGAACACCTTGCCTTGGGTGGTGTCCTCAGGAGCGAACAGCAACTTGTATCCTGTGACCACGCCTACGACAGCCGCGCTCGAGGTCAACGCGGGCACCCCGCTCGAGAGCCACCCCGCCTCCAACAAGCGGTTGAAGTGAGCGACCTGCATGAGCTTCGCTCGTGCGGCCGCTCGTCTCAGTCCCAACCTCAACCCCGCGTGTGGGTGTTGGCGAGCCCGATGACGAACCGCGAGCCAGTGCCACTCCTCAGTCCACCTCAAGCCTTCCTCAAGGAACCCCAAGCTCTCTCCGCCGTAAGGAAAGGCCGCTGCGAGGTTCGTCGGAGCCGCGACCAGCCTGCCGGGCTGGTAGAGGAACTCACTGACGTCGTCGCCGTTCACCCGAGGTCCACCATGGCTACGATGATCCTCAGGTCTTCCTCGGTGAGCTCAAGCAACGGCCTTGCAGGCACCGTGAAAGTCATGCCCTGTTGCTTCTTTGAGACCCCGAAGAGCCAGCCTAACTTCCTGAGTCGCTTGTCCTTCTTCATGGCCCGGTACAAAGAGGAGCGGAACATCGAGGTAAACCTGATCTCCGTCTTGCCGCCCTGGTCATGCAGCGCGGCACGAGCGTAGGGCGACACGATGAGTACCCGGTTCTTCTCCAACCGCTCCCGAAAGAAGCTCATCCGCAGGACGCCTGTGTCTATGAGCGCGGGTCTAGGGGTAAATCGCCGAGCCTTCACTGAACCGCCTGAGTTCAAGTCCCCGATGATCCCCGCGATGTTCGGGCTCTTACGAGCAGGCCACTTGGTCACCCGACCCTGTTGGTCAAACGTGTCTGGAATCACGGAGAGTAGGTAGTCAGACGCGTCCTCCATGAACTGCGTGGTGGCGAGCTTGGGCACCTGCCTGACCTTGACGCGGAACTTCACAACAGGCCCTTCTGCTTGGCCAGCTCACCCACGTACATCGCGAGCGCCCCGACCTTCTGACGCCGACCCCCGCACGCTCCCTCATGGCGTCGGGTTAGCTCCTCCAACGCCTCGATGAGTGAGTCCTCGCTCAGCGTGGCCCTGGTCACGAGCGAGTACAGGTCGTAGTCGCTCAGTTGAGCAAGCTGGCTCATTCACCGCCCTTTGAGACATATCCCGCCCAGAATGAGGGGCCGAGCTTCGGTGCGAGGTCCGCGTCATCCGCCTCGGGCGTTCTCACCGCCGACGACGTGGTGGGGATTCCCGCGCGAGACCGCAAGACTTGGAGCTCATCCTTCCAGAGCTTCTGCTGTGTCTCCGCCCACCCCGCCCCCTGGGTGCCCTTGTAGAGCTGGAGCTTCGTAAGCACCCCGCGGACCGCCACGGCCACGTGGGTGGCCTTGGTCACGTCGAAGGTGACCTGACCGAACAGCTCGAAGTCCGCCTCCACGTCGGTGCACGCTTGGACCAACACAGCGGTGTTCACCGTGGACAGCGCGCTCCCGGGTGGCTGGGTCAGCTGCGCCAGGCGCTTGGTCGGAACCCGCGCCTGGACTTCGTCTGTGAGGCTCATGGGTCGGTGACCGTCTCCGCGCCAGCGGTGGCGTGATGGTACATCCGCTTGTACAGACGCCAAGCCCACGCCTGCATCTTGCCGTCCGCGCCGGCAAGAGCGTCCGTGAACTCGATCGTGTCGTCGAGCTTGAAGTCCGTGGTGCCTGGCCGAATCACGAGCCACGCCTTGTTATACTCGTCGAAATAGCACACGATGAACCCGTCCACCAACAAGTGGCCCGCCGACGGTGCCCACCTCAACTTGAGGATCGGGTCACCGTCGTTGAGGTTCCGGTAGTGGAGGTTCTCGTTGAGGGTCACCAGGTGAAACTGCCACCCGACCTGCGCCGCCACCACGACCGGAGCGAACGTGGCGTTGCCCACGGTGGGCGTGAGCGTCCCGCTGCCCGCGGTGAACCCGCTGATCGCGGAGTCCCGCCGATACGCGAAGCCCGCGAAGAGCGGGCGATCCGTCTTCAGCCCGCCGAGGTTGAAGAACCGCTGCTGGATGTACTTCTCCGTGGCGTTCTTGAGCCACAGAGCGTAGCCTATGCCGGCAGGGTTGGTCGTAGAGACGTTTGCCCGTTCCTCTGGGCTCTTGCGGTAGATATCGTCGGACGTGAACCGGTAGTCCGTCACCGGGGTCGCGTTGGTCTCCCACGCCCCCATGTCCGTGGGCACCGTCACGGTGCCGCCGAATGACTCGAAGGACGCGTCCCCGATCAACTCCGAGCCATCGTGGCACCGAACCTGTTGGGTCTCCCGTGCTCCGGTCTCGTCGAGCAGGTCCGCGCCAACGTTCTTCCCGTCGAGGGTGAACGCCTCCCGCCCGGGTTCCGCCCGCGCACCCTTGTCTTGGATGCACAAGGCCCGGGTCACCCCGAGGTACATCGCCTCGAGGTTCTTTCCGTTCTCGTTGACCGTGAGCCGATGAAGCACTCCGTTGCCCGTGCCCGTGACTGAGCCCGCCCCGTAGTTGATCCCGCGGGTCTTGACAGTCTCGGCTGCTCCCACCATGTACTTACGCAGGTCATCCCAGAACCGAGCCCCCGCGGTCAGGTCCGGGCTGAGGATGACCCGCGCCATGTCCGTCAGGTGCGGGTCCAGGCAAGCGTGCCCGAGTTCCTCGAGGGAGGCGCCGAGGCGGCGACGATACGCCCGCGCAGCCGCCGCGGCCTTCTCCGCCTCCTCCCCGCGGAGCGAGGCGACGACCGCGTTCACCTTGGTGATCAGGGCGATCCCCTGGGTGCGCCCGGTGTCCAGGAGGTCGACGACCGCTTTGATGTCGTCCATCTTCTGCGCGAACGTCGCCACGAGAAGCTCCTACTGCTGGTTGGAGGTGGGAAGCGCCCTGCTCACCTTGTGCTTGACTTCCTTGAGCTTGGCCTCCATGGCCGCCAGCTGAGCCTTGAGAGCAGCGTTCTCTCGCTCGAGGTCCGCTAGGTGCGTGGTGGTTCGGGGCTCCAGGTAGTCCTCGATCAAGATGAAGTCGCTGGCAGGACCCTCGAGCTGGACGGTCCGGGGGCGCCCGTCTTCATCCGCGTCCGTGGGGTGCGCGTAGGCTCCCCGCAGGAACTTCGTGCTCGCCTTGAGCTTGAGCGCCTCGACCTGGTTGTCCGCCAGTTCCACCACGCAGAGCGCGGGGACGAGCGTGGGGCGCTGACCGCGCTTTGCCTTGAGCGGCATGTAGGTCCGCAGGGAGAACGCGAGTCCCAGCACCGTGATGGTGCTCGCGGGGCTCGGATCTCGCACTCCGATGACTCGCTTCCGGAGCGGCCCGACGGGCGGCGGAAGCCGCGTGTTTCCGGTCGCCAGGTGGGTAGCCGGGTCCGGGTCGGGCTTCATCCCCGCCTTGACCTGGGCCTTCGAGAGAGCCGCCTCCCACGGCTTGGGCGCGGGAGGCGGCACCGGCCACACCTGGTGCGGATCATGAACGGGCACCTGCTGAAGGATCGCGGTGGTCACGTTCCTATCTCCTGTCTCAGTGTTGAAGAGCTAGTTGTCGACCTTGACGATGGTACGGGGCTCCCAGATGCCCCAGCCGGACCGGCTGTCCCAGCCGACCCCGTCCTCCTTCGTGTTCCGCGACACGTCGGAGTTGTCCCGGGTCTGCTCGTCCTGGAGGATGGCCTGCCGGTTCTGCTGGCAGAACGGCTTCACGTCCAGCCCGATGCAGATCATGTACCAGTCGTCGCCGGTGACGCGCTGGGTCGGGTACAGGGTCGGCATCGGGAACTTGCCGTTCGCCAGGACGTTCGAGATCGCCGCGGAACCGAGCGGGGTCGCCGGGATCGAGTCCGCCTTGAAGGCGTCGATGAACACCTCGATGTTGTCCGGGTTGAAGACGAGCATGAACGCGTCGTACTCGAGCTCGCTCGGATCGTAGTAGGGCTCCCCCCCGGTGTCCTGGACCTTGTGGAAGTAGGAGCCGATGGCCCCCTGGAAGTCCGCCTTGATCGCGGCCGCGGTGGCCACTCCGCTACCGCTGCGGACGTTCCCCGTCGCCACCCCGAAGCGCGACGACCCGCTCAGGAGCGCTGCCCCGTCGTAGGCGTTCGGGATCGACGGGAGCAGGGACGGGTCGGACGTCGACGTCAGGAGCTGGACCATGATCCGCTCCCGCAGCTGGACGAACCGCTTCGCCCCGTTGCGGACGCGAGGCATCAGCTGCTTGGTCTGGTCGTCGTCCTTGTCGTTGCGGTTCCACGAGACCCACAGGTTCCAGTCGTGGTTCTCGATCTCCACGTAGAACTCGTTGAACGAGTCCTTCTGGCGCGCGGTGAGCCGAGGCCACCGCGAAACCTTGGGCATGGACTCGAAGCCGGCGTGCACCTCGGACCGCCGGGTCGAGTCCACCTCCAGGAACGCCTTCTTCACGGCTGCGTTCTCCGCCTTCTGGCGGAGATCGAACGAGCGGTTGAACTCCGCGATGACCGCCGCGCGGAGGACCCCACTCGTGGTCATGCCTGCGATGCCGGGCATGTCACTCTCCTACGTGTTGGCTCCTACCCGCGCGGGGTTGAAGCGGTTTGAGGTTTCCCTGCTGTAGCTACGGGAGCCGCTGAACGACGATGCCGATCTCGAAGACCCCCTCCACGAAGACGGTCGTCGTGCCGAACACCCCCGTGAACACGTCACCGTCGCTGAACTCGTTCGCACCGGACGGAGTGACCGACTGCTCCGCCCCGTCCGGGGTCTGCCCCGCCGACGTGACCGTGAGCGCACCGTCGGTGATGGTAGTGCCGTTGATCCTGCCGGTCATCGTCGTCGCCTTCGCCGCCGTCGTCACCGCGTTCATCGCACGGCAGAAGATCTTCACGATCTTCCCCCGCCCGTAGAGGGTCTTGGTGACCACGTTGGTGTCGATGATCAGCGCGGCGGTGAGGTATCCGAGGATGATCTCCTCCTTGTCCCCGCCCGAGAGCCGGTGCACCGCCGAGTGCAACGCGCCGAGCATCAGCACGTCGCCGACTCCGGTCGCGTTGAACCGCGTGGTCACGCCCACGACCTGCGCGTCGTCGGCCGGACGCGTGAGCGTCAGCGTGTCGTCCGCCGTCGCGTAGACCGGCTTCCAGTTGTCGGTCACCGCCGCGTAGCCGGTCACCGCCGCGTTCTTGAGGATGTACGGGGTGAAGATCACCCCGGCCGTCTTCACCCCGTTGCCGACGACGGTGTCGAGCGCCTCGCCGATGAACGAGACCCCCGTCTGGTCGGCCAAGGGGACCGAGTGCCCCGAGGCCGCCTCCAGGCCCATGAACCCGCCCTTGAACTGGGTCGACCCGTTCTTCACGATCGGGTTGAAGGGCGACGTCTCCAGGTGCGACCGGTTGACCGTGGCTGCCAGCGCCATGTTTGAGCTACCTCCCCTGTGAACCCCATGAGCCCCGGCACCCGCCGAGACCTCAAAAGCCGAGCGAAGTTCAGCCCTTCAGCTGCTTCGCTCGCCGCACCCCGGAAGCCGCGGCCTCGAGGAACGCCTTCTTCCCGTGCGGGAACACCTGCCGGAACTGCGCCTCGTTCTCCTCCCAGTCCACCGACGCCGCCCGCACCGCCTCGCGGACCTCCTCATCCGCGTCCTTGAACGCGATGAGCTCCTCGTCGTGCCCCCGGCTCTTGACCTTGCCGGGCAGCCCCCGTCCGGTCGAGATGCGGGGGCGCCCCTCCATGTAGGAGACGATGTAGCTTTCGAGGGCCTTCGTGCCCTTGACGCCGAACTCGGTGATCGTCTCCCGGAGCCGCTTCTCGTCGAAGAAGACCCCCTCCTCCTTGAAGCGCGTGACCAGGCGCCCGAGGGACTCCTCGTCCGCGCTCTGGGCGTGTCGAGCCTCGAGGGAGTCCACGCGGGCCACGAGCCGCCCGAGCGCGGCCTCCTTGAACGGGACCCGAGCGGCGACGCTCGGACCGGGCTCACCCGTGGCCGGCGGCCCGCCCTGGCCCCCGACCGCCGCGAGGAGCTTCATGAGGAGCTCCTTGATCTCCCCCGCCCACGGCGGAACCTCCGCACCCGCCGTGGGCGGAGGCGGCGCTGGCGGCGGCGCGGCACCCCCGTCGGGCGGCGACCCGTCCGCGTACTCGGTCTTCTGGTCCTGCTCGTCCGGCTCTTCCGTCTCGAAGCCCATGCACACGTCCTCCTTGAACTGCACCCGGCCACCCGTGGTGCTCGGCTGCTCCCAGACACAGGTGACCGGGAGCTTGAAGTACGGCGGGAAGGTCTGCATGAGCGCGAGGCTCTTGAGCTCCTCCTCGCCAGTGGAAGGCACCTCGGCGCTCCGGTACGGGAGTCTGAGGCTCTTGATCTCTTCGAACACGTCCGGCGGCACCTCTACGAGGTCCACGAAGATCGTGTCCACCAAGCGCCCGTCGAGCATGAGCGGCCGCACCGCGGGGTTGTCCATGAACCCTGCCGCACGATTCACCCCTGCCACGTCCCCGAGGTGCTCCACGTGCACTCTCGGCAAGTACCCCTGCGAGTACTTGCGGTGCAGGATCCGCGCGGCGGCTCGCTTGAGCCACCCCGAGGTCAGAGCCACACCCTTCGCCCCGTCCACCGCCGGAAGCACCGGCACCGCCCGGATCGTGTAGTTGCCGTTGCTCTGCCGCTCCGCCTCGTAGGCGTGGGAGAAGGTATTGCGGAAGGCGACGCTCCAGGTCATTCTTTCGCCTTTACCTCAAGATAGGTGATTCCCTCGTCCTCGTCCTTGCGAACACCGGTGATCTGCATCAGCGATGAGCGATTGATGACCTCAGCTTCGTTCTCCCACCCCACGTTGGGCGCTATGGCGTGATGAGCCAGGATCGAACTCTTGGGCAGGGTCCCGGTCAAGACCACGGGAACCTTACCAGCCTGTGGTTGCGCGTAGTTGTCCAGGACCACGTCCAAGTCCTCAGACCAAGAGGACGCCGCTCTCTGCGGAACCACTCCCTGATCCAGCATGGCCTGCAAGTCCGACTCGGTCAACTGCATGCCCCGATGAGCCTTGAGAGGCTTGTCTGGCAAGAGCCGCTGCGTCGCTTCGTACAAAGCTTTGACCCGAGGCGAGTTCTCGGCGACCTCCTTCAAGAGACCCTCGGGCTTTTGCCCGGACTCATCCTCTCCGCCCGTCGACCAGATGTCTAGAAACTCCCCAGTCTCAGCGTAGTCATTTCCGATGACCTCTTCCCAACGAGCAGCGGCCCTGGGATGAAGCCTCTTGATGTGCGGATGGTCACTGAACCCACCTCCCTCTCGTGGTGTGGGTCTTTCTCGAACGGGCTTGGGCGGCTCCGCTGGCTTGGGCGGCTCCGCTGGCTTGGGCGGCTCCGCGGGCTTGGACAACGACCCCTGCTCCAGAGCCTCCCGAACGGTCTTACTCCGAATCTCTGCCACCTTCCTCAAGGGATCGCTTCTGGTGCTCGCGTCGTGGAGGTCCGCCAACAACTTCGAGGATGAATAGCTGCCTGTCTCCAACTGAGCCACGTGAGCCTTCAACGAAGCCTTCAGGTGTTGGTATGACCTCGGATGCTTAGCGTGGAGCTTGTCATGGGCCTCCATCAGAACCTTGCTCACGTACGCCCGAGCCTCTGGCTGCAGTTTCGGCGGCTCTGCCTTCGGCGGCGCTGCCTTCGGCGGCTCTGCCTTCGGCGGCTCTGCCTTCGGCGGCTCTACCTTCGGCCCCAGCCCCGCGAGGTGCTTTCCGAGCGCGCCACCGGGCGAGTCCCTGCCCGCTACTCCGTGCTTCGGGGAGTGAGCTTCTCCCACGAGGTCTTGCACGGAGAGGTCCACCCTCGCCGGCGACCCGAGGTCCACCCCGAGGTCCTCCGCGTGAGCCTTCAGGGCCTTCTGAAGGCCCTCATGCCCAAGAGCGTGAGCCGCGTTCCACGCGTGCTTCAAGAAGCTCTTGCCCAACGACCCTACCCCGTCTCCCATCATCTTCTGGGTGGCGAGCCAAGCCTTGTAGGTCGCTGCCTCGGGCCCGTGCCAGTCCCCGAGAGACTTGTGCGAAGCAGCGACCGCCCCGAGCTGTCGGATCTTCTCCGAGCCCTGCCCCTTCGAGATGAAACGGCCGTTGACGTCACGCGGGTGCAGGTCTTCGTGCCAGCTGACAAACCGCACAACGTCACTGTGCTCACGGAGCTGACGCTGGTACTCGTCCAGCTCATCCGCGTCCTCGTCCTCGTCCTCCCAGTAGGGTTCCAACGCGGGTGGTAGCGGATAGTAGTCGAGGTCCAGCTCACCGTCATCGTCGTAGTCATCGCTCTCGAGAGCCTCGGGCGAGACCCCCTCGGCGAAGGTGACCGTGTGCTCGTTCTCCCTGAGCTTGCCGGGATCATAGCCGACTGACCGCGCAAACTGTTCGAAAACGTTGGGGTGGATGTAGCTTGAGCGAGCCACCGCAGGGGTGTTCTGGATCACGCCAGAGACTTGCTTCGAAGCCTCCTTCAAGACCCGCGCCATCAGCTGACCCTGGGCCTTGTCTCCAGCGGGCAACGGCGGGGGCGGCGGAGTTAGGCGCTTGATCGCCTCGCGGCCCTCGCGGGTCGCGACGACTGTGCGAAAGTCCTTGGGACGAAACCCGAGTCCCGCGGTCTTCTCCGCCACCGCCCCGCGAACGCCCTGCGAGAACACCCTCTCATTCTTGCCCTTACGAGCGTAATGGGTGAGCGCCGCTACGAGCGCGGGCTCATGCACGGTTACGTCGTTCAGCTTCCCGCTCTTGCCCACGAACTGCAGCCGCACCCCGCCCTTCTCGGGCTTCACGTGCTGACCCAACAGGGTGGTCACCCCGAAGTGCCCGTGCGCAGCGACCGAGCCCTCGCTGCCAGGCCGGAGCCCGGTCACGGCGATGAGTGAAGCAGCGGTGGCAGCCTCGTGCTCCGGCGACCCGAGCGGAAGGGACCGCACCTGGCTCAAGAGCCCTGCTCGAGCCTTCTCGTACTTGGGCTCCAGCTTTTCGATCTTCACCCACTTCTTGGCCGCGTTGGCTTTGACGGTGGCGGCCGTATAGCTCTGCTGGAGCTTGCCGCTCTTGTCCCGCCAGGAGAGGATCGCCTTCCCGTGCGGGTCCGTGAGGGAGCCTACCCGCACGTCAGTGACGTCGGCCGCTGGGAGCTTCTTGACGCCGAGCTCCTTTAGCTTAGCCTGGACCGTTGGGTGTAGCTGGCTACCCGGAGCCGCCCGCTTGCCTCCGGGAGCGCCCAGGACTGGGGCTGGTCCCGGCGCCGCCGCTGGTTGCCCGCCTTTGGGGGAAAACTCGCCGCTGGCGCGCCCGTGTCCAGCGCTCACGCGAGCGTGTTGAGCCTCGTTCCACGCAAACGAGACCGTGTAGGGCTCAGCCACGGGCGCTCGCAGGTGCAGAGCGTTCCCGAAGCCTACGTCATCCGCTTGCCACGCCGTTGGCACCTCAGGATCACTCCGGGTCCACCCCTTGACCTCAGCTTCGGCGAGCGTGACGGTCCGCAGGGTGCAGCGACAGTTGAACCCGAGCGGGGGCGTGTGCCCGAACCACGCGGGATGACCCTTCGGCAGGGCCACGCGGTGGCCAGCCTGGTGGTTGTGCCGAACGTTTGGGTCGTTGGCGGTGAGAAACTGAAAGCCCCAGAGCTTTGGGTGACACCGCGCCTCGAGCACCTTGCCTCGATTGAACGCCTTTACGACGTTCGTCCGGTATATGGTCGCCGCGTACGCGTCTGAGAACCCGCCGACCTGCTGGATCAGCCGCTGAGGAGCGACATCGCCTTCACCCGAGTCCAAGAAGCCCACGAGGAGGCCACGCACCTTGTTCTCGATCGCCTGCGACGCCGCCCGTGTCACGAAGAAAGGCTCTCCGAACGTGTACTCGTCGATCAGCTGAAGCTGTTCCGCCTCGGTCAGCGGCGCACGCTCCCCAAACACCTCGACCGCCTTGACGAGGGTCCTCGAGAGGGCATCATCGAGACGATACTGCACCGGCGCTCCGCCGAGCTCCCGCCTCGCGTCCGCGCGTCCCTCCGTGTGCGCGTAGAAGAGCAGCCGGCGGAGCCCCTCCTCCACCTCCGCGTGCTCAACCTCGACCTCGCTCTTTCCCCGGGTGAGCCGGTAGACGATGGCGCGAGTGAGCCCTCGAAGGAGGGTACGGGCTCTCTCCTGGGCGGTCGCGAGGCTCATGCGTCCAACGCCGCCCTCACCGCGCAGTCCTTGGCCTCGAGGAGCTTCCGCAGAGCCATCTCCCGCTCACTCCCGCTCGGCAGCGTCTCGCAGAGCTCGCGTGCCAAGTCGCCGAAGAGCCGGCTCACCTTCTGGAGCTTGCCCGGGAGATGGGCGTACGTGAAGTACCTGAGCAACGAGTCCTCATCCATGAGCGAGTCCTCCCGCCACGCCTAGTCCTGATCCTGCGCCCGGCGCTCCCGCGTCAGCGCCCTGAGCCATCTGAAGCGTCATCACGTCATCGTTAGCGTCGGGCTGGCTAAAGCCCTCGAGCGCCTCGTAGACATCGGTCTTGCGCACCGGAATCTGGTACTTCGCGACCCGGTCAAGGCTGGCCCCTGCTACCTGCGGGTCCGGCTTCTCGATCCCAAGGTGGAACTCGGGATCCGTCATGTCCCAGACACCCATGGCACGGAGGTTCCGCTCGTTGCACACCCGGAAGCACCGGCAGAGCGCGCCCAGTGACTCCGCGAGGGTCTCTCGATCGTAGGCGATGAGCGAACCTTCGCTCTGCTTCTCCACCTGAGCGCGGGCCATCGAGCCCTGAGCCTGATCCCCGCCACCCGTCGGCAACACCGAGCCCAAGATCCGGGTGGTCAACACCCGATCCACGTAGTTGAGGGACTCCATGACGATGTTCGACCGCGCGTTGTTCGCGCCCGGAGGGGCGAAAGCGTCGAGCTCCACCGCGTCCATGTCGGACACGAACACGTTGTGCGAGCGTTGCTTCTCCACCTGGGCGATGACCTGGTCTACCAGGGTGGAGTATGTCGTAAGATCCGTCGCGGACGCTGCGCCCAATAGGTTCTTGATCCTCGCGTGGATCCACCCGAACCCGATCCGGGACGCCCCGCTCGAGAGCGCTTCGAGGAGGAGGGTCTTCACCGTCCAGTAGTAGACCAGCTGAGCCGCCAACCCGCCTCCGAAGCCCAGGTGGCGATCCGCGGTGTCGTACTGATGCCAGATCACCATGTGCTGGTTGGTCTCGTCCAGCACCACCCACGCCTCACGATAGACATCGAAGAGCGTCCACCGCTGCGTGCGGTCGTCACCGAACTCCACCCGCAAGCGCCCCTTGTCCACGTCCTCGAGGTGCGTCGGCACCCACCACCGGCGAACCGTCCAGTCCCCGGGCATGAGCAAGCGAGCCCACGTACCGTGAATCACGGCGACCGCGGTGCCTGCGAAGAACGCTCGCGCGAGGTTGAACCTCGCGGAGCTGAACCGCGCCACGTGATCGAGCGCCCGCTGGTAGATCGGCACCAGGAAGCTGGACTCCTCATCGCCCGGGTGCAGGCTCACCCCGCGCGAGGTCCCAGCCACCAGGTGCTGTCGGTACGAGAGAGCGCTTGAGATGACCAGCTCACGCTGGACCTTCTCGTAGAACTCGCTGTCGACCTTGAGTGCTTGGTCCGGGTCGTCGAGCCACGTCTGAAGACGCTTCAGCGCCATCAGCATGCGACTCGTGAAGGTGTTCAGGTGCTGGTAGAGCGCCAGCCGGGTCTCCGCTTCGCTCATCGATGCGTCACCCTTGTCGCTGGCTTCAGCCCCGCAAAGGGATCGAAGAGCTCCTCTCGCGGAAGAGGCGCCGGCAAACCCCTCATCGGGTCGAACGACCGTCGAAGCTGGCTCGCTAGGCAGTCATACGAGTCCGCGAGCCGCTGATGGTCCTTGCACTTCGACCAGACCCACCGCTGCTTCCCGCTCTGCGGGTTCGTGAGCAACAGCCGCTTGGGCCCGGTCATCTCCTCCTCGTACTCGCCGAAGGCGAGATCACGCCACGCGGACGGAAGCCACGCCACGCGGTTCACGATGTCCGAGAACGCGTCGTCGAGCAACGCTGTGCGGTCTACCCGGAGCAGCCGCTCCTCCTCGTCCACGTGCGTGTCCCGAAGGTACGTGCCCTCGGCGCCCGCGAACTCGCACCGCCACACCGAGACCGCGTGCCACAGGCGGTTCACCCAGTCCCGCACCCGCTTGACCTCGGGGAGGGCGTCGACCACCATGGTGGTCACACGGTAGCGAGCGATCAAGGCGAAGAGCTCATCGTCGCTGGACAGCTTACCCGCGAACACCAGTCGGCGACGACCGGGCGGGTAGTCACTCACCCGCACATCGAGGAACGCACCCACGTCCACGCCCATCGTGCAAGGCCCGTACTCGGTCTGCCCCGACGGGAGCTCATACTCGGGCTCCACGCACCGGTCAAGGAGCTCTGCCGTGAGCATGGCCTCGCCGTGTTCGAACGGCAGCCCGAGGTCGCTGTTGGTGAACGCCTGAAGCCCCGTGAGGCTTCGGCGAAGCCGCTCATAACGGCGGTACAGGTCGCTGAGGCGGTTGGTAGGCGTCGGAAGCTTGCCCAACTGCCACCCGCTCACCGGGCGACCCGGAAACCTCGCGCGCCACTCTCCGCGCCCCAGACGGTTGACCGGGGACCCGCACCGTGAGCAGATCGGCAGGAGGTCCCTCTCCGGGTCCCCGTCCCAAGCCTCGTCCCGACGCTCCACGGTCAGCAGCGCCCCGCGCCCGTCACGGCGCTCACGGACCACGTGGTCATACCACGTGATGTGCTGCCAGAGCTCGCACGAGTCGCACGGGACGAACCACTCCTTCCAGTCGCTCTCGTCGCACACCCAGCGTGCTATGCCCGCTCCAGCCATGGTAGGGTTGCCGCTGAGCACCGTGTGCTTCAGGTCGCTGGCGCCCAGCCGGTCATTCGCGTACTCGAGGAACACCGAGTCACACTCGTCGAGCTCGTCGACGATGACCGCGTCAGCGGGGTACTCCTTGAACGCGGAGAGCGACCCCGAGCCGACGTAACGACAGGTGCCTCGACCGAGGGCCTTCAGCCCCTTGTTGTCCGCGCCAGCCGCCGCCATAAACAGCTGACGGTACGCGGGCAGGCGGAGCGGCCGATCCACCCGGTTGGTCACGAAGACGTTCTTGAGCTCATCCTTGGGCAGGACGTAGAAGACGGCCGCTCCGTGAGCGCACAGAGCGAACTTGCGCAGGATCAGGAACTCGGTCTTGCCACTCTGCGTTCCCGTCATGATCGCTATGTCGCGGGTGTTGTCCCGGTACAGCGCCTCGAGGAAGGGCCATCGCTCGAAGTCGAGCGGCTCGCCGCGGGTCGAACGGTGCACCCTCGTGGCCAGGACCCACTGGGTGTCGACGATCCGACGGAGCACCGCTCGTACGGTCTCAGCGGTGTACACCGAGGTGCTCCGTCTTGCCGTGCTCTCGAAAGAGCTCTCCGAGCGAGGCTATGTCCAGACCTTCCTTCGCCAAGCCCTCCGCTGACTCCGCGCACCGCAGGGCTGAGAGAGCCGTGTTCAACTCCCCTCTAGCCTCGGCTAGGCGAGCTAGTCGCTTGAACTCCTCGGCGAGCGGCGCCGCAGGCCGCTTCGAGACACTCAGCGAGGTGAGCAAGCTCTGCACGAAGAACAGCCGTACGTCGGTGGGCTGGGTCATGCGATCAGCTTGGGGGTGAAGTCCGGGAGAAGGACCGACGCGAGCTCATCCGCGAACTCCGCATGGGCAGCCGGCTCGAGGTGCTTGTCCGCGATTCGGACCATCTGGTCCACCACCCGAAGCAAGTACAGCGGACTGACGTACCGCAACTGCTTAGCTTCGATCGACGACATCGACTCCGCGCAGGCCTTGACCGCGTCGATGAACTGGGCCGCCGCGGCGAAGTGTCGCTGTCGTAGATCCTCCGTGGAGGAGGGCAGCCTCTCCAGGATGACCTCGAGCATGGCTCGCAGGACCGCCAACTCCTCCCGGAGGCAGAGGTAGTCGTTGCGCTGAAGCTGGGCCTCGACCTTGGCTCGCAACGAGACGCACTTAAGCCCCCCACTGAACCCTTGGCGAGCGGTCAGGACCTGCGGAGCGCCTCCATGATACCAGCACACCGTCCCACCCGCTACCGAGTAGCGGGCGCACCGTTCGCTGGTCACCCTGCTGGTAGCGGTGCACCGGGTGCGTCCTCCGTTCTTGGAAGGCGGGTACTCCGCTCCGTTGGCCTTCGGGGGGAACATTGCACGCGCATAATAGCAAGGAAGCTGTCACTCGTCAAGGGCTCAGTAAGAGTCCTCCGACCTGAACCGCGCTCCCCGCCGAGGGTTCACCCCGGAGCACCTGGTGACCCACCCCTCATGGTGGAGCTTGTGCGGAAGGTTGCGGCTCACCCCGCCGAGGTACCAAGGAAGAGGCGGTAGCTTGAGGAGCTTTCGCACGTGGATCATCCTCGCCCTCTCAGCGTGGATGAGCTCCTTCATCGCCTCGATCTCCTCCGGACTGGGCCCCGTTTCCGGGGAGGCTCCCCTGTATTCAAACTGCACTTTTGTTCCCCAGCCCCTCCCCGCACCGGCGGGCACGCGCCCGCGCCCGCGCAGGAAGCCCCTTTTGCACAAAAGTGCAGTTTGAATACAGGGGAGCCAGGCTCAAGAAAGGCCCGCCCGATCCAACCTTCGAGTGAGCAACGCGGTAACCCCGGGCTGAGCCTGCACCTCGCTGAGCCAGTCAGCCGTGTTTCCGGCGAACACCACGGCGTGCAGTCCCGCGGCCGCCACGGTGGCCGCCCAGCCTAGGGCGCTCACCCCCCACCCCGCGCGATGACCCAGCATGTAGCCCGCGAGACCGGGCTCAACTCGTTCAAGCGGAGCGTAGACCGACCGCAGCCGCTGGCGCTCCTCGAGGAGCTGGAGGTGGAGCCAGCTGTTGCTGTGCGCCAGTCCGGCGTACCCGAGGCGAGCGAGGGCCAGCGCCAGTCGACGTGGCTCAGCCTCCCGCTTGAGGTGCACCAGGAGCGGGTAGGCGAGCACCTCCTCGAGCAAGGTCACGCCGTGACGCTTGAGCCAGCGAGCGCTCCGCTCGTGGGTGAGCGGTCCCGACGGCCACACCCGCGGGCTGTGCACCAGGACCGGGACGCTGTCCCGAGAGAGCCGCACATCGACCTCGCTCAGCCACGCGCCCTGCGCCGCTGCCGCTTCGACCGCGGCGAGGCTGTTCTCCGGGTGCGGGTGCGCTCCGCGCCACGCGATCACCCTCACGGGAGGGTGAGCCGCGTCCCGAGCGGGGCGTCGAGCGACGCCTCGTCGAGCGGGACCTCGGGGAAAGCTGACACGCTGGTCCTGCGCGCGTTCCTTGTCAGCTTCATCGGTGAGGCGCGCTGCCTCCTCGGCGTACGTCTCCTGCGTCCACCTTGAGCCGTGGGCGTCCCTACGCCCACCAAGCTTGGCCAGCTTCTTGACCAAGACCGGGTCATCGCGCGTGCCTACGTTCTCATGAGCGCCCAGGCGTCGCTCACCTTAGTCCCTCCTTGATCACCGCGACCGCCTCCTCAAGGGAGAGCCACCGGGTCTCGTCCTCGACACCCATGCGGTCACCGCGTATCACGACCACGCCCTTGCTCTCGGACACTAAGACCAGCCAGGCTGGGTGACCCTTCACCCAAGCTCGCATGAGCCACCGCCGCTGAAGGCCCGTGCAGAACGCGAGGCCCTCGAGGGCGGTAGGGCTCGATGAGCGGGGCCACACCTTGACTTCCGCGAGCCCGTAGCGACGAGGTCCCTCGAGGAGCCAGTCCGGCAAGCCCGCCTGGAACTTGTTGCCGTGTAGCTTGGTCACCCGCACCCGTGCCCGCTCGAGCGCGGAGCGCAGGGGCGAAGCGAGCCGTGTCTCTCGTTGCGCCATCGCTCTCACCCGTCGTTGAGGGTCGCGTCGTACCACGCGGCCCAGATCCGCCGCTCCGCCATGTTCGCTTCCTGCTCCGCTCGCTCCGCCTCGCACAGCAGCCAGCCCGTCCGCACGAGCCCCTGTCGCTGCTTAGTCGTGGTGACGACGGGGGCGACGACGGGGCTGGCCAGGCACGGAGCCGTTCGGCGGCGGCGCGACCTCGGGCCGCTTTTCCGCGAGAAACGCACGCCGGAGCGCTTCGGGCAAGAGCTCAAGCCGATCCTCCTTCTTCGCCGCTGCGACTCGCTCCGCGCACGCGTGGCAGAGCCGCACGCTCAACATGCACAGGTCCCCGATGACCACGTGGGTGATCACGTAGTGCTGGGTGTGGACCCAGCACCCGTGGCAGGCTCCCTCGGGGAGCTTCTCGGGCTGAACCCTCGTGGGCACCGTGTTCGTCATGAGCTCCCGCACAAACCGCTTGTGGTCCTCGGTCACCTCCTCGTGTTTGAGCCCCAGGATCTTGATCGCAGCTTCAGTCCACCTGCTCATCGGCGAGCTCCTTGTCCTCGCGCACCCGTACGAGGCGGGGGAACCGGAGCCGCCCGCCCGCCGCGACGCTGTCGTAGGCTACCTCGACCACCATGCCCGCGCGCCAGCTCGTGAAGAGCTGAGCTCGCACCTCGTCGGTCATCCCGCTCACGTTCGCGACCACCGTGCCGTCTCGGCGAGCGCACACCAGCGAGCCGAGGGTCCCTGCGAACTTCCCCGCTGAGCCCTCCTTGACGTCCACGACCTGGAGGTCGCAGGTCCGCACGGGCTTGAGCTTGTACGTGTCGTACACGCACCGCTTGTGACGGTAGACCAGCCCCTCCCAGGCTGCGGCCTGGAGGAAGCGAAGCGCGTCTACCTCGTCGAGAGCCTTGTACGAGACCACGTGTGGAGTCTCGAGCCCGAGCCGCTTGAGCAGGAGCACGTGCTTTCTCGTGGAGAGCTCCTCCCACGGACCCTCCGGGGTCTCGAGCACCTGCCACGCGGTGAACCGCACCCGCCTCACTCCCGCCTTCAAGGCGGTCAACACCGCGGTCGCGGGCTCAGCCTCGAGCCACGCCTCGCCTAGAACGACGAACCCGGGTGGGACCCCGGGTAGGGGTCGCCTCGGGTAGCGGGTACGTTCGCCCGTGAACGAGTTCCTCCCTCGTCCCAGGGCGTCTTCCCGAGAGAGGGTCACCTGGAGCCCGTCGTACTTCCGTTCGACGAGCGTGAGCCCCGGCGGGATCAGCCCCGCCCTCCATGGCTTCATCAGCACCTCCAGTAGAGGGCGTCTCGCCCGCACCGCGGGCACGTTTGAGCAATGCCGCTCCCCACTCGGAGGTGAAGCCAGCCGCTGACGAGGTGACTTACCACCTCGTCAGCGCGCATGACCCCCGGCTCGTCGGAGGGAAGCGGCACCACGATCCCGCCGCACTGGCAGGCGATCATCTCTCCAGGCGGGTAGGCGAAGGTGCGGCGAGTGAGCGGGCTCACCACCCCGTCTCGGTCTCGGTCTCGAGCCAGGTGGGAACGAGGCAGGTGAGCGCCGGCCGCGGGTCCTCGCTGAACACGTAGAAGCGGTGCTGCGAGTCGTCCTCGAGGTAAAGGCCACAGCCTCGCGAGTACTCGTCCCCGAGCTTCGGGTAGAGCGGGTAGAACCCCGGACCACGGTCCAGCTTGAGCGTGAGCTCCGCCTCGAGTAGCTCACGCGTGGCTCGTACGAGCGACCAGTCTGGGATCGGGTACTGCATGTCACCTTCCTCCTCTTTGCTTTCCGAGCGCCCGTTCGAGCTTTTTGATCTCACGGGCCATGTCCGCGAGCTTGTCCGCTAACTTAGCGGGCTTGGCTCGTTTGAGAAGCTCCCCGTACTCTCGCTCGAGCGCGTGTATCGTTCCGACGTCGCGCTCGATCTGCTGATCCAACTGCGGGATCGCCTTCTCGATAAAGGCGAGTCGACCCTTGAGGACCTCGCGCTCGTGCACCCGCGTGAGCATGGCGCACCGTGCGGTTTGAAGGCGCTTGTAGAGCGCCTTCTTGTCGCCCTCGTAGGTCACCTGCTGTCTCCTGTCCGCCTACCTCGTCAGCGCGCGGAGGCGACCCGCGCGGACCCCGCCCGTAGGCGGGGTTTCGGCTCTACGCGTCCGCGTCCTCGTCCTCGTCCTCGTCCTCGTCCTCGTCGGACGCCTCCTCGGCCCCCGCCTCGGCCTCCTCGGCCGGGTCGCCGTCCTCCTCGTCGTCGTCCTCGTCGTCGTCCGAGTCCTTCTTGAGCTCAGCCGTGAGCTTGGCGAACTGCTTCTTCAGCCGCTCGAGCTTCTTGAGCTTCTTCGCCCGCGGGTCGAGCTCGATCTCGAGGAGCTCCTTGCGCTTCTGCCAGCGCAGGACCTGGTAGTCGCAGAACGCCTTCTTCCCCTCGAGGGTCTTGGGGAAGTCTTTCCGCTTGAGGATCACCAGGTTGCCGAGCTCGTCGTGGACCTTCGGGACCACGCTCACCTCCTTCGCCTCCTTCACCCGCGCGGGCTTCACTGCCGCCTTCGCCGCGGGCGTCTTCTTCGCCGCGGGCGTCTTCTTCGTGGCCATCTTTCTCGCTCCTGTCTCCGAGGAACCTGCCTCGTCAGCGCGCGGAGGTCACCCGCGCGGACCCCACCTGCGGGCGGGGTTTCGGCTCAGAAGTTCAGGCAGCCCGACTTGCCGCTGCCGTACCGAACCCGGATCTGCGTGAGCCTGAACCTGAGGAGCTCCCGCTTGGAGGTGTACTGGCCGTTCACAGCCTGGAAGTCCTTGTTTTCGTCGAAGTCCCTCTGCGCAGCCTCGAGGGAAGGGTACTTTCGGCCGTACGCGGCGCGGAGCGGCTCCAGCCCGAAGAGGCTGAAGGGGAACCCCGCTAGGCGGCCCTCGTTCGCGCCCTTCGCCTGGTCATCGAAGCTCTCCTGAAACCGCTCGAGGTTGCTCATCTGGAGGTTCTCCTGTGCTTTAGACCCGGAGGGCGGCGCGAGCGAGGCGGCGGGCGCGGCGACGGTCGCCGCGGCGGGTGGCGGGGTCGTGGGTGTGACCACGGGGGTCGTGGCCGTAGAAGCGCATTTTCTGCTGTCTCCTTCTGTCCGCCTGCCTCGTCAGCGCGCGGAGGCGACCCGCGCGGACCCCGCCCGTAGGCGGGGTTTCGGCTCTACGGCTCTACTCCTGGGCGGTCGGAGCAGGACCCTCGTCCAGGTGCTCAACGGTCGGAGCGGGCGCGATCTCCTGGAGCCTCGCCTGGAGGCGAGCGATCTTGCGAGCGATCTTCTCCGCCGGCGAGAGCGGCGTCCGCGGAGCGGGCTCGAAACGATCGCGGTCCGCGCGCACCTGGCGGAAGGCGGTGCGGGCCGCGGTGAAGGCGTCGCGCCAGAGCGCGAGGTTCTCACGCGCGCTCTTGACCTCCGCGCGAGCGGAGCGGAGGTCGTTGCGCGTGAGCTGGAACTGCTCGTCCAACGTGCGCCGCGCCTCGTCGTGGCGAATCCGCGGCTGAACGGCGGGGGCGCTCTTCTTCGTGCTCTTCGTGCTCTTGCTCTTCTTGGCCATCTGCTGTCTCCTGCGCCCGCGGTGCGGGGGGTTTGAGGCTGCGGGCTCCCTGCTCACGCTCATATTGTACCAAAGCACGGCTGTGCTTTTTCGAAGAAAGTTCTAAGAGCAATCCTGCCACCACTTGTGTCGAGAACTATTTTCTCGGCATGAGCTTTGCCGCACTTTGCCTTTTGAGCCCTCGATGCAAGTGCTTTCCCTCCCCTAACTTGTGGCCCGGAGCTTATTTGATTTCCCTGGCTTTTCCGCAAGTGCTTACCCCGTAAGCCCTTGCAACAGGGGTCCTAAGTGCTTATAGCATAAGCAGTTAGGAAGCGCAATAGGAGCGCTCTGGGCCGCACGGTTTGCCCGGTAAGGGTTGCCCACTGCTTGCCACCAGCATGCGGCCCAGAGCGCTCCTGGCTATGCCAGCGAGCAGCCCAGCTTGCCACCAGCCCCGCGCTTGCTGCGCGGGCTTGCCCGGCAAGTGGCCCACCGTTTGCAGATCCCGAGCTGGCCTGGATTTTGCTTCCCTGGACGAATCGCTCACGAGGCACCCCACCCACGAAGCTCAAGGGCGCGCGACGCCGCGAGCGCGGAGGCGAGCTCCGTTGCGAGCGCGACCGGGTCATGCGTGAGCGGATGAGCCTTCACCTTGCGAGCGTGACCCCACGACCGTCCGCTCACCTTCATGTCAACGATGAGCGGGAGCCGCAGGCCCCAGTCCTCCGGGTCCTCGAGGAGTCGCCAGAGCTCAAGCATGAAGGGCAGGAGCTCGCTCTCCTTCACGGAGAAGAGGAGCGAGTCATGCACCATGATGAGGAGTTTCGCTCCCCACCGCGGCTCGAGCTCACGGAGCACCCGCAGAACCTTCACCTTGAAGATGTCCGCGGCTCCGCCTTGGATCACGTAGTTCAGCGCCTTGTGGGAGCCCTGCTCGGGGTTGAACCGGTACACCCGCCCAAGGACGTTACGAACCCACCCGCGTCGCTTGACCAGCCGCTTGACCTTCGTTTGCAGGGCTCGGATCGAAGGGAACTCCCGGTGGTAGCTGTCGTAGATCTGCTGAGCCAACAGGTCCGTGGTCCGAGTGTCCAGCTTCTCAGCGCGCTTCGCGGTCTGAGTGCCCGCGCCCATCAGGAGCGTACGCATGGCGGCCTTCATCTCACCGGCTCCGCCCTGAGCCTCCTTCAGCTTCAGGGTCGCCGCGAGGTTCTTGAGGAGCTTGGCGCGACCCATCCCGTAGACGAACGAGAAGTTCAGCTGCTTCGCGAACTGGCGATCCACCCCGAGCCGGGTAGCCAAGGACTGGTGGAAGTCCGTGAACGGGTTCTCGAGGAACGCGGCCAACACGCGGGCGTCGTTCGCGTAGTGCCCGAACAGCCGGTACTCGATCTGGCTGTAGTCCACGGACAGGAGCACCTCGTCCGCCTCATGAGGCTCTACGAACGCCTCCGCCTCCACGGGTACGTTAAACAGTGAGGGATTCCGGCAGGACATGCGTCCGGTCGCGGCTCCCGCTTGAGCGATCCCCGGGTGCAGAAGCTCCTGCTCATCCACCCGTTTGAGCCAGCCCTCCACGTAGGTGGCGAGGAAGTGTTGGTTCTTGCTGTACTCCGAGAGGAGCTTTCCCACGGGATGGTTGAGCGTCTCGAGCGCCATCGAGTCCCACTGAGGCTTCCCGCTCTTCGTGAAGGCGAGGGGATGGAAGCCCAGCTGACCCATCAACAGCTGACTCACGTCCTCGTCAGCCCCAGGGTCACACATGAAGTCAGCGACCTGGTTGACCTCCTCCCAGAGCTGGACCTGCCGCGCCAACAGCCCGTGCTGAGCGCGCTTGATCGCCTCCACCTTGACCGGAAAGCCCCGCCGCTCCACCCGCAAAAGCTCCCGGGTAAGCGGCACCTCCACCTCGGACCAGAGGCGGCGACTCAGGTCCGGAAGCCTCTCCTCAGCGGCGCGGAAACAGTCCGCCGTGACTAGAGCGTCGCTCTCCGCGTACTCACCGAGGAGCTCTACGGGGGCCTTCGCGTAGTCCTTGGTCTTCGCACGGCGGCGCCACGGGGTGAGCAGGTCCTTCCCCCGCTTTCGGTGCTCCGCGTTGAAGACCGCTGCGAGGTAGTGCAGCTGATACGAGGGCAGATCGTTGTGGGTCAGTCGCGAGATCACCCAGAGGTCCTCGATGGAGGCTGCGCTCAGCCAGTCAACCCCGTCTACGTACGCGAAGTGGGCGTCAAACTTCACGTTATGGTTGATCACCCGTCGGTTCCGCACTAGGTCGCTCAGCCAGCGGGTGGCGCCCTCAAGCTCCACGTTGTCACCATCGTAGTGCCGCAGGGGCACATAGGTCGACCATGCCCCGTCGAGGGTAGCCACGCCCCAACTCACCGCTCGATCCCCACAGAAGGGCTGGTCCCCGTAGCGATCATCGACAAACCCCGTGGTCTCCACGTCGAGCACCACGGGCACGCCGGGAGGAGGAAGCTCCTTCAACTCGCCCACCAGAGCCTCCCCTCCTCCACAGCCTCGTTGAGGCGAGCCACCCACGGAGCTCGTTCGTGAAAGTGAAAACGCCTCAAGACCTGCGGGTGAGGAAAGCTCGCTGGCTGGAAGCCAAGCTCACGCAGACGCGCAAGAGCTACCTTCCCCAGGGCTACCACGGAGATGGGCCTCAGGTACCGGACCAGCTCTTCAGTCAACGGTTCTCCGTGACGACCATACGCGTTCACCAGGTGAACGTCCTTAGGGGTGAGCCCTGCTCGAGCGAGCAGGTCGTAGAGGTAGGGGCCGCTCCCGACGGGTCGTCGCCCCTGGAAGGGAAAGCTGAACTGAGCGACCCTCTTGGGGTTCACTCGCTCAGCGACCAGCAGGACCCGCGGTGAGAGCGACCCCCAGCCTGCTCCGCCCAGCTTCTGGTAACCCACGAGGGTACGCACCGCCTTGTCGTGCCTAGCGAAGAGCAGTCCGCTGAGGTCTCGCTTGACCCACTCCGGGTCCGGCTTCGCGGGCAGCCGCATGATGAACGCCGGCTCTAGCTCCGGCGCTCGCTCGAGCGCCCGTTCATACCGCCTCTCTTCACCGAGGAGGAGGAGGGTGCTGGCGGTCAACGCCGCCGCGAGTCCGAGGTGCCAACGCTCCACCACGGAGAGCGCGAGGTTGCGCCCCGCGAGGGGAGCCTCTGCCATGTCGGTGAGCGCCCACCGATCCACCACGGTCGCCCACAGCGCTTGCCCCAGCCCCGCCCAGTACTGACCGTCGGGCTCCAGCACCCGCACCGCGGAGACCGCCGCCCCGAGCGGGGTGGTGAGCGCTCGCGCGAGCGTGGTCTTGCCCACCCCGTTGGGTCCCTCGATGAAGATGGCCACCGCTACTCCTCCAGGTACAGGTAAGCAGGAATGTGAGCGGGTATGTAGGCGACTCGACCGTGCACCGGGGACAGGTGCAGGCTCGCGCCACAGAGATCGTAGACCGTTCCGGTGTACGTGGACTCGACCTGCGGGCAGGACTCGGTGGCCTGACAGTGGACCGGTGGCACGAACATGTTCGAGGCCTCACCCTTCACCGCGATCTTCTTCCACCAGCACCCGGGGTTGCATCCCTCAGGGAGGAGCGGGGCCAGCCATGGAGACGCCACGAGGAGGGCTTCACGGAGCTTCACCGTGAAGACCAACTGCTCGTGGGACTGGGTCTGCGGGCACCGCCTCGAACGATAGAGGTTGAGCAGAGCCGCGAGGTTCAGGTGCACGTAGATGAAGGAGCTAGCCCCGCTGGGCAGGGAAAACCGGGCCTCGTAGGGCGTTACCTGACGAGAGTCCAGCAGATCAGCGTAGAGCGTCTTCTGGAGGAGCGCGAAGTGCACGTACCGTCGGAGCAAGGGCCCGCGCAAGACCCGGGGTACTAGCACATCGTCGTCTCGGCAGTCACGATCGCCCGTGCACTGCTGGCTGAAGGTCACTCCAACGCGCGCGCGAACCAACTGGTGGGTAAAGAACCTCGAGACACCGGTCAGGAGCAAGGTCCAGTGGAGCTCCTCCTGCCGGTTCCAGAGCGCGCCCTTCATAAGCTCCGGCGACCACTCCTGCTCCCGGGGAGCGTCGAGGTGGCATGCGCCTACCGCCTGCGCGGCTGCTCGAAGGTCCTCCTCCGAGGGGGCCTTCAAGACCTTCACGGTGCAAGCCTCGGTCAGGTCCAAGAACCTCGTACGCGGCATGGCATCCCAGTGCCAGTCAATCTTCCCGGTCATCAGAACCTCCTGTCTGTCTTGGTGACCGCAGGCTTCTGCTCGTTGTGCCGGAGCTTCGCCAGTACCGCCTTCTCGATACGCCACCGCTCTCGCCCCGCGAGGTTCAGCAGAGCGAGCACCACGTCCGCAGCCTCCTCCTCGATCTGAAGGAAGCCTGGCAGCCTGGTGCTGGGGCGAGCCTCGCGGGCTCGGTGTTCCATGAACACCTCAGACACCTCGCTGTGCACCAACGCTATCTGGCTCGCGAGCGTAGACTGCTCCCACCAACCCTTCGCGATGGCACAGGCGAAGGCCCTGTCCGCCAAGTCCGTCAGCTGCCCCATCTACCTCACAGCCTCCCCCTGAGCTCAGTGTACCGCCGGATGAACGCCTCCCGCGCCGCGTCCCGTGGCCACGCCGGCCACACTGGCATGGTCGGGCCCTGGACTGGCTGGTCCCTCGTGAGGCTCCAACCGAGCTCCCCGAAGTACGCTACAGTCTCCTGCCGACAGAGCTCACGGTCAGCCGACTTGACCGCAGCCCAATGAGCACACGGAAAGTCCTCCCCCTCTGCGACCTGTTCCAGGAGCCAGTCCTCGAGGGCGATGAGCTCCTTTCCCGCGAGGTGTCGAATTGGAGCCACCAAGTCCCCGATGATCATCTCTCCCACGTCGTGGAGCAGGCCCGCCAGCGCCAGGTGAGGCGCCACCATGTAGCTAACCAACACCGAGTGCTGAGCCACGGTGTAGGGGATGTAGCCGTTGAAACGGGTCTGACCAGCAAGGCTGGTAGCAGCTTGGGTCAACCGAGCCCAGGTGGTCCATCTGAAGTCCCGCACCACCAAGTACTCCACCGGCTCCGTAACGAGGAGCTTGAGCTCCCTGAACCGCTCCGGAATGACGCTCACACGATCCTCCCCTGCCACGGGCTCTTGGTGAGCGGAGAGCCGTCCCTGAGCCACTTGTCGAGCTCCGCTGCTCCCACGAGGTAGTCGTCGAACCCCTCCGCCAGCATCAGGTTCACCGCCGCCGGGTAGTCCGAGTAGAACGCAAGGAGGTGCGGCTTACCCGCTATCTGGCGCCTCGCGTACGCGTAGCCGAGCTCCCAGACCGTGCCCGTGTCCGGGAGAGCCAACGGCGGCGAGAAGGTTGGCACCTGCACAGCACCGGAGAGGAAGGACCGCGTGAGCAACGCAGCGGGCTCGGGCATCGTCACCACCCGGAGGCTCTGCCGGGGCGGGAGAGCGTAGGTGAGCACCGCCAGGACCAGGTCCGCGTCAGCCACGTGCTGGCAGTTCAGCTCGAACGCCCTCTGCCGCTCGAGCGCGCTACCGTCCGGGGCGACAAAACACTCCCGACGAGGGCTGAACACCTGGTGGTGCGGGTCGAGCGCGTTCTCGAGCTCGTTGATCAGCCCCACCTGGACGGGATTGAAGAACGGGCCTGCCAAGTAGAACCTCATAGCTGTTGAATCCTCCGCTGATGTTTTTCCGTCAGAAAATGAGGAGCGGTTAGATAGAGCCCCTCCATCGAGATGAGCTCAGGCGCTCGATCCTCCATCTCGAGCCACTCATACCAGAGTGCGTGCCACGCTTGACGCTGAGCGAGCACCCGCGTCTCAGTTGCCCACGACAACTGACGGTGTCTCCGCGCCACCGTCGGTGTCAGCACCTGAGAGGTTTCCCTGGTGATCCAGGAGCGCCTCTCCCTCCGCTCCTGCACCACCTCCACGGGCTCTCTCAGCATGATCTCGGTCACGTCTCCAAGAGACCGCATGAATTCGAGAGCCTTCGGGTGGTGAAAGCCTGGTGGACGCACATAGAGCCACTTGGCAGCCGTCACGACAGGTGCGTAGAACGTCGTCTCCCGCTCCCACCCCGGAAGGAACAGGAGATGCCCTTCCGCGGAGAGGACTCGCCCGAGGAACCCGTGCCCGGTCTCTGACACGACGAGGTTGGTCAAAAACCACGCGGTGGGAGCCACCGCACGCCTCACGTTGAGCTCGAGGGTGCTCTTGCCCGACCCAGGTGGCCCGCTAACCACGACGTTACGCATGCCCCCAAAAGTCCCCCGCCCTGTTGCCCTTCAAGGTCCGCCCCGGCCTCGGGCACTTCATCGCTCGCTCCTCGGCCTTCTCCACCACCACGGTGTGGTTTAGCTGCCCGCTCCGCTGAGGAGCGGCACGCTGCCGCAAGCCCCGCCTGCGGAGCTCATCGATGACCTGCTCCAACACCCAGCACGAGCGGCGAGCGCCACCCGCGTACAACTGGCTCCCGTAGAGGTACCGCTGAAGCGTGACCCGATCCTGGACGCTTCCCCCAGGGTCGTTGTTGCGAGCGAGCAAGAGCTCAAGGTCCCGAAAGGTAAGGGTGAACCGCCCGCCCAGCTCCAGTACCCTGGCGACCTCGTTCAAGAAGAACTGCGCTTGGCTCGGCGAGAGAAACTCAAGGGTAAGTTTCACGCGTACCTCGGTCACGTGCTCCTCTCTGAAAGGAAGCCCCAACCGGAGGTCCCACGGAAGCACCCGTGGGTACTCTCGGAGGTCCAGGCCCACCCAACCAGCGTACTTCGCTCTCATGAGGTCTTGACCACACCCGGGGTACACCCGCTGGCCTGGCGGGAGGGTCATGCAATCTTGGTACACCTTCCGCAACGTCTCCGCAAAGCCCCCGTCCAACGATCGCTGCTCGAGGTTCCGCCACGCCAACATGAGCTCCCACCGCTCCTCGAGGTTCATAGCTCAGACTCCTTCGCCGCGAGATCCTGAGGACTCTCATCAGGCACGTCGGTCAGCCCTCTGAGCAACTCGATGAACGCGGAGCTCTTTACGTACCCGTGAGCTCGCTTACGGATGGCCCCGTGTCTGACGAGCGCTCCCACGAACTGGCGAGCCTCATCCAAGTCCATCTGGGTCCAGTCCAGAACGTCCGCTATCTTGAAGACCGTGGCCTCGAGCAAGAGGTCCCGCAGGCTCGCTGCGAACGGGGTGGCCAAGATCAACTTCTTGACGTACTCTGGCTCACGAAGCACCTCGCTCTCGATGAACGCCTTGCTGTACGCCGCATACCCATGAGCCTTAGCGGAGTATACCTCATCGAGGTACTCGTGCACCGCCGCCACGTGACACGGTCGCACCACGAGGGTGACCCCGTCCTCGGTTGAGAAGGTCAACGCCGCCATGGCAGCGGCCAACCGGGCCAGCTTCAGCCGCTGATCCGCAGGCTCCACGAGCGGGATCCGGCTCGAGTACCGGGTGCCCATGGTCTGGGCCGCTGTCAAGACCGCCTCGGTAGTGCCCTCCCCCATAGCCACCTGGTGCTCCGTCCGAGACCACGCCCAGAGGACCAGCGCACGACAGAGGTCCGCCGTGTAACGGTGCTCCGCTCGAGGCCGCGCGGAGTCACGTAGGTGAATGACCTCTGGCGGAACATCCCCTGACGCGACCACCACCGCAAAGTCCAATCGTCGCACGTCCTCAAGGTTCCCGATCAGCTGACGCACCGCCTCCACCCCGAAGTTGTAGCTGGCGATCTGCCAATCCCGCCTGGGGTTGCTCACCCAGAGCAGCCGAGTACGAGCGTGGGTCTGCACCTTCTCGATCTTCGCCAAGGCCGCGATCCCGCTGGACCGCATGTCCGTCAGCTGAGCTATCACCTCCTCGCTCAGGCCCTTCACCTCCTCGAGGACCACGAGTCTCCGGTCATTCAGCGGGATCACGCCCCAGGACACGAACCACCGCTTACCGGTCTCCTGAAGGCCGCCCTTTAGCCCCGCCGCGCTGGCGCCCTTAGCGTCAACCTTCTCCCCGAGCCCGTAGTGCTGCATGAGGCAAGCGATGGTCTCGCTCTTCCCCTGTCCGGAGTCGCCCAAGATCAGAGCTTCGACCCAGCCCTTGCGAAGCCTTCCCTGAAAGGGGAGGTAACAGACGCTGTGGTAGGTCAGGTCCACCGCCATGTGCATGGCGGTGCGCTGGTAGATCCGCGTCACGTTGGTGCTAAGGTCCGAGTACCGCCGCTCGAGAGCCCGCTGAACACTCTTCTTGGTCCAGTGTTTGGGTCGCACCAGCGTGGTCAGGGCCGCTTGAAGCTCCTCAGAGAGGACAAACGTGGAAAGCGCGTCCCGCGTGGGCTCCATCTGGTAGGCGAGCAGGGTAGCGTACTGGGTACGGGGCTCCGGCACCACCTTCGCGGTCACCTTGTACGGGGTGTTGGTCTCTGTGCCGTGCCCGACCCTAAACGCGCGAACCACGACGTGGTCCGCTTCGTTGGCAGTCAGCTTCAGCTGCGGAATCAGCCGAAGCTCCTCGATGTTCTGGTTCTTCACCACCTTGAACCGGCACACGTCGCACCGCCGCGGTATGCTCGCGAGCCGCTTTAGAGGGTACTCCAGACGATCCGTGGGGCACCCGCAGAGCTCCAACACCCGGGCGCTGGTAGCGTCCACGGTGATGACCGCAGCGTCAGCGGGCAGGTTCATGACCGGGCACACCGCACAATAAGGCGTGTCTCGGCTGCACAGCACCTGCACCTCGGCGGGCACGATGAACGGAGCGGTGTCCTTAGCTGAGACCACCGTGTCCACCACGACGTGCTTGTAGGCCAACCTCGCGTGGCTGGCCTCGGAGAGGCCCACTGCGATAGGCGTAACGTTGGCCTCTGGCTCGGTATCCTTGTCGGAGAGGATCGGGGGCTCCCAGGCCGGAGCCTCCTCGAGAACCCTTTGAAAGTCCTCCACTGAGTGGTTCAACGCGATCAAGAAGTCGGTGACGTCCCCGTGCGGGTACTCCGCTGGGTCGATGGGCAGGAGCACGTTATGCACCCGCTTGGCGTAGCGGAAGAGCTCGCGACACCGCTTCGCGGCGTTCACCCTTCCTGCCTTGTCAACGTCATAGACCACGTGAACGACCTTGCCCTTGAAGAGGGGCGTCCACGAAGACGACCACGTTCCCGCTCCCCCGGTAACAGACAGAGCGTTGAGCCCCTGTTGGCGCAGGAGCAACGCCTTCAGCTCACCCTCAGCGAGGATGACCTCGTTCTCACGAAGAGCCTCGATCGGGTACAGGCGAGGCCGGGTCTTCCCGCTCTCCAGCCTTGCGTTCACCACCTTGCGAGCCTTGTCCGTGGGAGACCACAGTCTCACCGCGACGATCGAGCCTTCGTGGTCAAAGACCGGGATCGAGATCCGCCCCGAGGTAGTCCCAAGCAGGTACTCCTTGGCCGTCGCGACCGTGATCCCCTTCCGCTCACGAAGCTCCTGCAAGAGAGGCCGGTGACGGAGTAGGGTGTTGTGCCACTGGCGGACCTCCTTGGGGTCAAAGGTGGCTTTGTGTCCGCCTTGCTCGAGGTGCTTCTTGACAACCGCCTGACTCTCACCCACGTGAGCAGCCAGGAGCTTGACCAGCGGCCCGCTCTCCCCACACGCGTGACAGGCAAACGCCCCTGAGTCCGTGTTGACGGAGCAGGACGGAGTCCAATCATCGTGGAAGGGACAGCAGACCAGCACCCACCCGTTTGCCTCTCGGCCGAGGTCAAACGTGTAGTTTCGTAGCACCTGGACTACGTCGAGCTCGCTCATACCGTGGGCAGCCGCCTCAGTCGTTGCTGTCTCGTGTAGTACTCTCGCCGTTGTCTCGGGTCGGTCCAGTCCACGCCGGACTCGTTAGGACGACCCACTGGGCGAGCTACATGGTGCGGACACTCAGCACACGCGTCCTTGGGAAGCTCACACGTGACCCGGTGCTCGAGGAACTGAGAGCACCGGGCGTAACGATGACTACGGCTGGGCGTCCAATGCACGCACGTCGGGCAAGTCTCATGCCCGCGATCGTCGCACCCGCCCAGCGCGCAGTTCTTCACGTAGGAACCTTGTAGGTATAGATCGCGAGCTCAAACCCGCTGAGAAGACTCGCGTGAGTTAGTGCCCCCGCGACCTTGTTCGGGTCTGCCACCACGTGGAGCCACCGAACCCACTCCTCTTCCGTCCAGCGGACGCCGCGAAGAGCCTTACGAGCCCCCTCGCGGGTGTGACCCTCGAGCTTCACCTGCGCCCAGCGGTAGAGGTCCCGTGCCTTCGAGAGGTGCTCATGGCACACCCACGTGCACGGGGCGCCTCCCTCCGACCAGGACCAAGGGGCGGGCGCTCCACAGCCCGCCCCTTGGCAGAGCTTAGAGCTCACCGGTCTCGTCCTTCCCCGCCTCCGCCTCGTCGAGGGCGTCCGCTTCCTCAGCCGGCGGCGGCTGGATTCGATCCTTCGCCTCCCGCAGGCCCTGGTGAGCCTTCTGGTAGGCGAGGAAGGTCGGCTGGTCGGTCACCCAAGCGGGCTTCGCGTTCCGCAGGGAGAACGTCATGTACTTGTGACGCTCCGGGCCCTTGCTCTCGGTGAGAGTGGTGCTCACCACGTACCGGCCAGCGTACAGCGGGAACTTGCCCCGGAAGGTCGCCAGGCTGAGGAGCATCTTGCCCACGCGGTAGCCCGTGCGGGAGAACCCCAGCACGTACAGCTGGGTGAGCGGCGTGTCCTTCAGGTGGACCACGAAGTTCAGGTACGCGGTGACCGCGCGCACCTCCTTGGTGCCCTCGAGCCGACGCTCATCAGCGAGGCAACGCCGTGCGAGGGACCCGTGCGAATCACGTGAGCTCTCCTTGATCCCGAGCCCGGTGTCCTTGGGGTGCCACTCGATCCACTCCCGGTAGAACAACAGCGGGGTGAACTCCTGCTCCTCGTCCCGGGTGAACACGACCTGGTTCGAGAGCGAATCCAACACGTCACCGCTGTCGGCGAGCCGGAGCTCCTCGACCTGCTTGGACTTCGCTTGCATGAGGATGAGCCGGGAGAAGATCAGGTCCTGTCCCGTGATCTCCTCGCGACCCTCCTCCGAGGGAGCGATGAAAGCCGGCGCTGCGTCCGTCTCCACTGGAGCCACGGGCAGGGCCTTGACCTTCTCGAGCCCTGTCTTCTCTTTCTTGCCCATCACGGCCTCCTCGCTTTGGGGAGTCGCCTGACCTTCAGGCAGAGCTCCGAGTGCGGCTTCAGGTACCTTGGCGGGTTCTTTCCCCGCTCCTTCAGCTCTCGACAGACCGCTGCCAAGGAACGCATGTTCGGGACCAAGACCTGCGGGTGTCTCCGCACCAACCACGCTCGAAACTTGACGTACTCCGGGCTGGCCTTTCCTGGCCCCGCCCAGTACTCGCGGCTGTCGATGGCGACGACGCACCCAGCGACCTTCAAGTCGAGAACGTCGCTCTCGAGCATGAGCATAGCCAGGGGCTCCTCGACCGCTCGCTGAGCGGCTCCCAGCATAGCTCCGAAGGCTTTCGCCCGCTGTCTGAGCAGGTGAAGCCTCGCTGCGACACTCGCCGCTTGCGCTATCTCCATGCCCCGCGTGAGCTCACCCGCGGGACCTACGAGGTCCGCGAGGTGGGCCGCGAGCTCCACGAACTGGACGCCTAACACGTCTAGGCGCTGAGCGAGACTCATACCATGCGCTCCAGGTAGAGGTGCTTCCCGGCGTGGTAGATCAGCACCTTCACGGTAGCAGCTACCTCCCGAAACCGCTCCAGAGCGAGAGCGCACATAACGGGCGGCCCCGCCATGACGAGGTAGTCCTCGGCTCTTACTGGAGTCCGCGAGAGCTCCGTCTTCACGCGCTGAACCTCGAAGGGCGAGGGCTCCGGCGCGCCCAGCATGAACCGCACTGGGCCGAAGGTCTCCGCGTGCGAGAAGTCATGCCCCGTGTCTTTGGGAACCCAGACCGTCGCAGTCACAGCACCGTCTCCCCGAGGAGCGAAGCCTTGAGGCTCTCCACGTTCTTGATCCCCTCACTGAGGTCCTTCTTCGCCCGCAGCCGCTCCAGCACGAACTCGTCCACGGTGCTCTCGCACACGTAGTCCCGGATAGTGACGGGCCACCGCAGGCCGATCCGGTGGCACCGATCCTCGCTCTGCTCTCGCTGCAGGAACGAAAAGCTGTTGGAGAAGTACACCACGGTAGAGCACCAGTGAGGCAGCTCCGCGTCCGCCTTCATGTACCGAGGCTCATTGTACGGGTACCCGAGCAAGGTGAGGCCAGTGCCCGCGCACTCCGGGTGCGCGATGAGCACCCGCACGTGAGGAGAGCAGTTGAAGGCGTTCTTCGCCTGCTCACGAGCGAGCTCGTTGTCCTGCCCCGTGAGGGTCACGTATGGCACCTTCGCCTTGCGAAGGGCCTCGCCGATCGAGCGAACGTCCTCGATGAAGCGCGTCCACACGATCATCTTCTGATGGCTAGGCAGAGCGTCGAGGTCCTCAAGCAACTGCTGTACCTTCACGTCCCCGTCCGGGAGGCGGAAGATCTCGCCAGTGTCCGTGTTACGGACGAACCCGCTCGTGATCTGGCTGAGCCGCATGAGCTGAGCTATGTACGCTCGCGCCTCACACTGACCGTCGTCGCCCAGGGACACGACGAACTCGTCCACCATGGCCTGGTAGGCAGCGCGTTGGTCCGCCCCCATGGGGAGGAGGACCTTCTGATAGACCTTCTCGGGAAGATCCAAGCAGTCCCGCTTCCGGACGACAAAAGAGTGATCCGTGAACCGCTCCCTGAGCGCCTTGATGGCGGGATGGTTCGCCACGAGCGGGTCCGTGTCTAACCGCTTGAAGCCTGCGAAGACCGACTTGAACGCGTGGTACGTGTCGTATCCCAACACGCCGGGAGAGAGGAACTCGAACTGCGACCACAGGTCAACGAGCGAGTTCCCCACGGGGGTGCCAGTCAAGATCCGCCGCGCCTTCGCCACCTCACCGACCTCACGAGCGGCCTTACTGCGGCGCTTGGAGGGATGCTTGACCTTCTGGGACTCGTCCAGGTACATGAAGTCCCACTGCCATGCGAGCAGGGCTTCCTTCTGGCTCTCGAGTCGCTCGTAGTTGGTCACGACGACCTTGACATCGACCTTGGCACGGGCTCCCTCGACCAGGCGAGCGATCCCACGTGCTCCCAGGTACAAGCGATCCGCCCAGTAGGTCACGTCGGTGGGCATATGCTTCGGGAGCTCTTCCCGAAGCCAGTTCGCCACTACGCTCTTCGGACAGACGATCAACACGCGAAGCGGCCGAGGCCGCTTGACCTTCTTCCGCGCTACCTCCCAAAAGTAGCGCTGACGATCCCCCGTGGCAAAGAGGTCACCCTGACGTGCCTCTGGTGAGATCCATGGCTCTACCGTCGCCGCCATAGCGTGAGCGTGTTCCTCACGACGCTCCCTGACGGTCCAGGCGAGCTCATCGATGACTACCTTGGACTTCCCCGTGCCCTGCTCCATGAGCAGGGCGAAGAACTCGGAGTCCTTCATACCCTGAAGGGCAGCTACCTGGTGGCGGTAGCACTCCGTGCGGGGCTGGTACTTGAGAGGCGGGAGCTCATCGTTGAAGAGGTACCGCCAGCGGGCGTTGCTCTTGCGAGTAGCCAGCTCGCGAGTAGCCAGCTGGTAGTCGCGAACCAGCCGCGCGTCGTCGCTCCACTCGAGCTCTTCCTTCGAAAAGAGCTCACGAAGAGCGGAGACGTTCCGCTCGTGGAACGGAACCACCCAACCGGTGTGGGCTCGAGACCACCGACGGTCCGGTAGCTCTCGGCAACGATCATGAAAACGGTCGAGGTCAGGGCAGGACCGGTGAGCCTTCACGAGGAAGGCTCGATCGGTGTGCGCCTCGACATGGCCGGCGTAGAGCACTTGCTGACTCCTGTTTGCTGTCTACTGTCGAGCAGAAAGGCTGCTGAACAGCCCCTCTACTGCCACGCATTATACCAGGAACAAGCCGTTTGTACATAGCCTAGATTTTCTACGGCAAAACCTCCACGAACAGGTTCACCGTCTGCCCGGGCTGAAGCCCCCAGTCGCTCGGGAACAAGAGCGCCCCGACCTCGCGGAGCGCCCCTCGCTCGTCTCGCTCCGCGAACGTCACCTGAAGGGCTCCTGGCTTCGGAGCCATCTGAACTCCGAACACGACCACCTTCACGCTCTGGTTCATGGGCGGCTCCCCTGTATTCAAACTGCACAATTTGAAAAGTGGCTATGCCTGCGCGGGCGCGGGCGCGTGCCCGCCGGTGCGGGGCTCCCCTTTTGCACAAAAGTGCAGTTTGAATACAGGGGAGCCTCCCAGAGCTTTTCAGGCCATCAAGAGTCGCAGAGCGACCTTGATCCCCTCTTCTCCGAGCGTCAAGAACGCCTCGATCACCCGATTGGCAGCGGCTTCCCGCTCCAAACGGGCCTTCCAGGCCTCTCGGGAGTTGGCCTTGCGCAACCTTCTCCGCTCCTCGAAGCCGAGACCGGAGAACGCGAGGGTGATTCGCGTCGCCTCCACCCCGTTCTTCCACCCCGCGAGGGCATCCTTCACCGCCTTCTGGCCCAGGAGGAGAACGTCGGGGGCGACCTCCTCCAACTTCTTCACGGCCAAAGTACCAAGCTCCCGCTCCGGGCCCTCCGGGAACTTCTCGCGCAAGTCTTGCAGATCCACTAGTCCTCCTCCAGCCTCCGCTGTACGTCTTCAGGGATCGGGGTGCCGTCCGCCGAGAACCGAAGCACGCTCCAGTCGTCGTAGGCGTCTTGGGCGATCAACCGAGCCTCCAGCGGGAGCCGCAAGTCCTCCATGTGAGCCTTGTTCACCGCCTGGGCCGCCCGGATGAACTGGACATCCTCCGGCGAGTACGTCCGGCACCCCGACACGTAGACCGCCACCACTAGGGCCACGAGCGCTACTACGAGCGCCAGCCAGGCTCCCCTCGTCCTCACGGCTTCTCCTCCTTCTCCTCGTACACCGGCAGGTCACCCTTGGTGATCCGGCGAACCCGAGGGCGAAACTGCTCCTCGAGTCCTTCTGCGACCATTCGCCGCTCCACGGTGTTCTTCACTTCCTTCAGGGCCATAGCCCTCGCTCGAAGGAGCGTCTCGGTAGGCTTCTCACTGTCCCGGGCTCGCAAAAGCTTGTCCAGGGTCTCTTTGAGGTCCTCCTCGACCGCCCTAACGATGGCAGTGAGCTCTAGACCCGCTTCCTTGGCCTCCTTGGTGGCCTTGTGCTTCCCGAGCGCCTGCAGGAGAGCCACGATCGCACCCGCGATGGCGATGACTCCCGCACCTACGCCCTCGAAAGTCACCGGTGGTGACGCGGGCGGGGTGCTAGTCGCGCTCAAGAGCAGTAGCCACATCGCTAATCCTCCGAGTCCTCGGAAACGTCTACTACGCCTCGTAGCTTCTCACGCACCCAGGTGCGAAACTGCCGAAGGGTCCCCACCTGCTCCTCGAGCTTGAGCAGGCGCTCCTCGTGCTCCTTCTCCTTGAACAAGTCCACCGTCCTGGTGAGCGCCTCGAGCCTTTCCAGAACGTTGTCCAAGGTCCTCGTGACCCGGGTCAGTTCCCGGTTGAGCAGGGCACCGACCAAGGCGAGGAGCCCCAGGATCAGCACCCCACCTACGCTGAGAAGAGCGGTCTCCACGGTCATTGGACTCATCTCCCCGCCACTGTCCCCGCGCCTCTCCCGCCTCGGTCACCGCTCCCACCAGACGATCTCGACTTCCCAGCTGGCCGCGGCGCTCTGCGACGGCTGCCAGACGTGCATCACCATCGACCCGCCCGGCGTGACCGCGATCGGAGCCATCTGCTTCGCGATGCTGACCGGGGTGGTGCCCGCGATCGGGCCACCGCCCGGGTTGCCGTTGCTGCCCCAGCACCCGAAGGTGATGTGCACCTCGTCGCCGATCGTCCAGCAGGGCGCCACCTGGGTCTTCAGCACCGTTCGGCCGAGGATCCGCTGGTTGGTGGCAGCCGCCGCGACCAGCGCCCCGAAGTAGGGCGAGCAGATGCTCGCGGGCGCGTCGTCGTTCCGGGTGCTGGAGGGCACGAGCAGGGCGCCGCCTGACGAGTAGCGGTTGATCGTGTCGATGACCAGGGCGACGTGCGCGCTCACGCCACCAGTCCCCGCGGCGGTGTTCACCATGCGGATCGACACCGGGAGGATCGACTTTCCGCCCGCGCTGGCTGTGCTTCGGAGGATGCACAGCGCCGCGGTCGCGCTGAAGGCGGTCGTCGCCGCGGCGCCGGCGAGGCCGGTGCCCATCGTCGGGTTCGTGGCGACGAAGACCTGCCCCTCTTCGGCCGCCTGCGCCGGGCCGGGGAGCCACAGTCCGCCGTAGCGGTCGCCCCGGACCTGGACGTTGTTGCCCTCGGTGTTCGCTGAGGGGACCGTGCGTCGGACGAGGTTGGCGATCTGCGGCATGGTCTTCTTCTCCTCAGCCGATCGAGTAGATCAGCTCAATGCTGGGCAGGGTGACGACGGTGCCGTTCCCGATCATGTCGTCGAGGCCCCAGCCCTTGGCCGCCACGAGCACGTCGAACGACCCGTTGCGGACCCTGACCACGTTCGCCAGGAACAGGACCCCCGCGTCGCCGGCGTCCGTGTCAGCGCCGTTGCGCTGCACCGACAGCAGGATCTTGCTCGCTGCGGTGACACGCGCGTCCGTGACCGTGTAGCGTACGAGGGAGTCCCCGATCGACACCTGCGTGCTGGCCGTCACCGTGCCGGCCCCAGGACGCAGGCCGCTGTCGGCTCGCATCACGGGGCGCTGCGTCCCGTAGCTGTCCTGGTCGAGGACCACCGGTGCGCCGTCGTTGTCCGCGGTCAGGTCAGCCAGGTCGATGACGACGCGGGTCAGGGTGCCGCTCATGCGCTGGGCCCTCGGATGACGGTTAGCTCCGCGCGCTCGACGTAGGACTCGTCGCCAACGTTGCCGGGCTGCACGCGCAAGAACACGTCGATGTCGCCCGTGGTGTCAGGAAAGACGCCGCTGGTCGCCTCCACGTCGTAGTAGGGCACGCCGTTGAGCGTGGCCTCCCCGTGCAGGGCCCTGTAATGGGTCTGCACCACACTCACCACGTCGATGGTCCGCACCTCGAACTCGACCTCAACCTCGATTCGCCCGGGCTCGTCGCTCTCCCCGTAAGCGGGCAGGTTGACCACCACAGCGGCCGTCGTGCCGACGCAGACCTTCCAGGTGGCGATGTTCGTCACCGCCCCGACGCTGGGCCGGTACGTCGTCAGGCGCGCCCGTAGCCGGAAGCGCGTCCCGACCTCGATGACCTCCTCCGGAACGGTGAGGGTCTCCACCGTGGTCAGCGCCACGGTGCCGGTTAGCACGTCGGACTCCTCGGTCACCTCCAGGACCTGGAGGAGATCGGGCACGCCGGTGATCGCCCCACCAGTGATCGCAACGGCGTCCGCGTCCTGCGTCGCTATCGAGCCCATCCCCAATGTGTTCCGCTGCGCGGCGGCGTTCGCGTCGTCGAGGAGCGCCTTGCCGGCGGCGGTCAGGCCGTAGGTCGCCGCGGTGCCAGCGCCGGTGAACTGGATGCCCTTGTCGGCTGCGCTCGTGAGGCCGGCGATCGCCGTCAACTCGGCGTCGAGCGGCTGGTAGCCGGCCGCGACGTGCTCCTCGGTGGCGAGCGTCCCGTCAGCGTCGGGCGCCTGCAGGTCCCGCTCGTCGGTCACGTTGTCAGCCAAGAACCGCGCCCACAAGCCGTCCCCGACCCGGCTCGCCCCGAAGGCGATGCGCAGCGCACCGACGGTCAGCGGCACGGTGCCGGCGTTGGCCCCGTCGACAGCCTCCAGCCCTGGCGGGTCGAAGACCAGGTCGGGGACGAAGCCAGACCGGACACCCGCGTTGCTCGGGCCCAGCGCGAGGAGCCCGTCGGCGCCCAGGCGAGCGCGCTCGGTCGCGGTGCCAGCCGCGTCATGTGACTTGAAGGTCAAGGCCCTGTCACTCTCGAGCCCCCATGACCACCCCTCCTTCACCCCGCCCGTGCCTAGCTCCGGGCACCCTGCTGCGTATCGCACCCAAGACTTCAACGCAAGGAGGTACGCGGAGTCTGGGGTCACGCCTCGACGAGAGAAGCAGTCCCCGTCGAAGTCACGCGCGGTAATCACGCCAGGAGCGAGCACGATACCGCCCGGCCCCGCGTTGTAGGGACGCAGGCGATCAGCGTTGAGGCCAAGCTTCGGCCCGCGTTCTTGACCGTAGGTGAAGAGCCGAAGCACCACCGGAGCGTACTCGAGGTACCGCCGCGCTGCGTGCTTGGCACGACGATCATACCGTCCGTCGAAGACCTTGCCATAGAGCCCTTGCACCGGAAGTGCCCGCAGGGCGAGGCCAGGCAGGTGAAGCTCATGGGTGCTTCCCACCCAACCGTGGTGCTCATCTGCGCCATCGATGGCCTCTTCGCCCTCACGACGGATTCGCTCAATCTCCTCCGACACCGGGTCAGGAACCACTGGCGGTACGCGAGGCGCTGGCGGACGGGGGCGCAACTTACGCGGAACCCGCACTGGCTCCAGGGGAGGCAGCCGCGGGTCATCTGGCACCGGATCTGTGGGCCCCAGAGGAACGGGGTTCTGGGGCGTGAAGGGCTCTTCCCCGTCCCCGGGCAGACCCCCTCCGTCGCCGGGTCCGTCGCCGGGTCCGCCGCCGGGCTCCTCAGGTTCATCATGACAGAGCGGGCTCGAGGTGCACCAAGCCCACTCTTCACGGGCAAGGTTGTACCCAAAGTGGACCGCGGTAGGCTCAGAGAAGTCCTGCCCCGCCCGGTAGTCAGCGACGGACATGCGACCCTGGAACCCGTCTCGCACCCAGTCCACCTGAAGGTTCAAGCAGAGGTTGCGAAGCGGTTCACCGTTCGCGTTGGCTCCTAGATCCACACTGGGATTACCGAACCCGGACGTGAACGGTCCTTTCGCCTCGCTGTTGAAGCAGAGGACGTTGCCGCCTGGCCCCCGCCCGCTGGTGGCAGCACGATAATCCATCGGCAGTTGAGTCCAGAGCCCGATCACCCCGTGGTGCCCGCCGAAGCGGCGCTCTGCCCCGTTCAACGCGATGACCGTCGCTACCCCAGCGAGGGGACCCGAAGCGGTCTTCTCCGAGAGGGGCCTCGTCACGAGAGCGCTCTCAAGGCCTGCTCGTTGAGAGCGCTGCGGACTCACGGCGCTTACTCGCCAGCCCTGAACTTGCGTAGAGAAGCTCGCCTCTCCATGACGGGGGGGTCGCTCATCGCTGTGCAGTCGGTTGTCCCAGCCGGGCATGAACAGCCCCTCTTGGCTGAGTTCATCCGTCC